TAATATATGGGAAACTACAACAATAAATCAAGTGTTGCAAGAAAATATTTTTTGGTGTATTCTGAAGATCTCTTCTCACACCTTTTGTTTGCCGTGAGCTTTCTAAGCTCCGGCAGACAATTAAGTAACTATTTTACCCTCATCTTTTGCAGGAATACATGTAAATTTAGGATATAATTGATTATTATTTATTTCTTCTTTAGTAAAATTTCCTTCTGCATATATAATTTCATAAGACTCAGATAAACCTGCACGTATGCAATCGTGATGATCTGGAAATACTTTTGGATAATCTTTGTTAGTGTAACATTCTCCACTCATTGCAGAGCAGATATAAACCGTTAATAAAAATTTCATATTTAACCTTGACCTTTATAGCGCGTTTGTTTCTTTTGACGCTTCTCTCCCTTATTGAGATTTTTTTTATGTTGTCGAGGCCCTCTTTTTTTAGGCTTATCTCTTGGTATAAAATGTGTAAATTTAATCTTTGCCATGAGCTGTGAGATCTGTGTGTCTATCAACTTTAATATATTTGATTACACCATTTACTTTTTGTTCAAGATCTTCTCCACAACTTATACAACGATAAAAAGTACCATCAATACCAACTAACAATGTAGTTAACTTACACGCATCACATTCACCGGTAACAACTTCAGTCTTGAATGGAAATGGGTTTTTTGATTTTTTTACGGTCATATTTTTTTTTATCAGGTACAATCTTTTGTGTAAAGGTTTTTAAAGTCCTGGCAATTGGGTTTCTTTTACTCAAGAATAAGTTTTTTGATACTTTTGCTACCATCTATATTTGATTCAAGCTCGGCCATCGACTTTATACAAGTGTAAATAATGTTATTATTTTTATTCGTTCTCATCGCGATGCGCTTGCCCTTTAAACATTGAGACATTGATTCTTGTATTCTGTGTTCCTTGATCTCTCCGTTGATAATCATAAGTAAGGCCACGATTAACTCTGTCATAATGTTTTACCTTTGTTGGGACCTTGCTTTAGTACATATTTTTGTGTACCATGCTTACCTGTTTCTACTTCTTTTCTTAAATCTTTTGCTAAACGTTTATTTGTTAGCGTTCTTTTCATCTCGTGGATGTAATCAAATATTTTCCTAGTAACTCTTTCCATTTTCTCTTACTTTATCTTTTAATCCCTCTATATCTTCTAATGCTTTATCTAATTGTTCTCTTAAAAATTCTATATTAACCTTGTTAGTCATGTTCATCTCTTGAGTCTCTTCCATTTTCTCTACGGTTTTATAAAGATCCTCGATCAAAAAATGTTGTTCCTGGTCCGTGGGCACCTGCTCACTTTTTTTAAGCAAATCATTTGTAAATAATTCTCTTGATGTTTCTAACGATACCAACCTCGCCGTCAGCTCTGTGTAGCCGAGCACGCCCATTCCAACAAGAATTATAAGGCTAGCAACCGTTTTCATCGGCATCTGTACAGCAGCGGATTCAGATATGTTAAGTGGTTTATTGGACATGTGGTCCTCCACAAAATGCTAATAGAGTTAACATTATTATAAGCACCGCTGTAAATCTGTAATCCATCCTAGCGTACTCCATAAAATTTAAACTTAAATTATTTTAGAATTAATGCAGCAATCAAAACTGCAAATACCACACATTCAATTTTGTTGTGTGACCAGTAATTTATTGCTTTGCTTTTTATTTTATCAATCATCTTTTTTTTCCTCTATCTCGTAAAAGAAATCATCTGTATCTGAAGTTCTCCATTTACCAGAATCTTCTACGTTCCATTCGTTAGTTTGTACTTTCCAATCCGGAATATTATCTTTCACGGTAAAAGAAGGTAAGTCCCAAATACATCTATTGTTTGGTTGGGCTGCAAAATTGCCATCATCTAAAGCAATTATGTGTGCACACTTATGTTCGTGTGGTATCTCCGAATGATCGGTATCGAGTATATTAGCATCTGGGTGACCCCAGTCAACAGTAAATAAATATGATCCGTAATGCTTTTTCTTATCTTTACCAAAGTAATAACCTGAAGCTGCGCTTAAGATAGCCCAATGAGTGACAGTAGGATAATAAGAAAAACAATTCCAAAGCTCCAATTCATCAAGTCTTCTTGTGGGCACTCTGGACGGGTCAAATCCCTTTTGAATAAACGCGCTAATTGGTAGGCGATAAAATATTGCACCGTTACCCATAAGAGCATGAAATAATATAGCACGGCCCCCCATGCTAGTAAGACCAAAGATAATACAGTCTTCAACTTCTCCATGATGTTTTTTACAATCATATAAATATTCCCTTCTTACTTGTGCATATATAGTTGGTGTGTTCGCATTTAAATAAGCCATTAACCTTTTATTTCACCCCAGTTTTTACCTTGTTCATAATCTACTTTATTAGGTACTTTTAATTCTACTGCAGACTCCATAATTTCAATTATTTGTTCTGCTTTTTTATCAGATTCTACAGAAATATCTACCTCATCGTGAATCTGTATGTGAGGTATTATACCATTTTCATATAGAGCTACCATGGATTTTTTTGTCATATCAGCTGCTGATCCCTGTATTAATTTATTTAAGGCTTTGTATGTAAACGCACGTTTTAATGGTTCATCATATTCTTTTCTAGCCATTTCTAATGGTAGAGGTTTAAATATACCAAACTGTGTAGGCTGCCACAAATCAAAGTGACATGCTCTGCCACCTAAAGTTCTAATCTTACCTCTGTCCTCTGCTTTACGAGTTACATTATCCATAAGTTTTTTTACAAACGGAGCCTTTGCATGATACTGTCTAATTAATTTTTCTGCAGATTCTTTCATTAAACCTAGTTCTGCCATTAATTTATTTTTACCCATACCATACATAAGTCCAAGGTTAATAGTTTTTGCTTGCTTACGTTCAATACCTGCCATGTCTGCAACAACCTGGTGAAAGTCTGCGTCGCCTTGATTATATGCATTTACAATTTCATCTACGCCTTCTAAGTTTTGTAGTTTTGCGTAGTGTACTAAAATTCTGGGCTCTTGTTGTGAATAGTCAAATGATCCCCACGTTGTATTTTCTTCTGGAATAAATATAGATCTAATCATCGGTCCGAGTTCCGGATGCCTCGCTGGAATCTGCTGTAAGTTTGGATTGCTCATAGAGAATCTACCGGTCACCGTTCCGCCTTGATCTGATCTTATTTGATTTATGTCTGCATGGATTCTACCATTAGCAGAATGTTTTGTAATTGAATCTATAAAAGTTGTATGCGCTTTGTTAATCTCTCTTGCATCTGCAATTGATCTTGCTAACTCATGAGGATGATTTTGTAAAAAGTTTTTTGTAAAGCTAGGCTCGTTACTTTTTTCTGTCCTGTCATATGGAAGTTTTAATTTGTCAAAAGCTTTTGCTATACTTCGGGCTGCGTGTATTTCTACATCAACTCCTGTTAACTCTTTGATTTTACTAATAATTTTAGCTTCGCGTTCCATTAAATTTTTCTTTAATTTGTCTGCATGTTCAAGATCAACTCTTACACCTTTGAATCTCATATCAACTAGACAAGGAAATAATTTTGTCTCCAGGTTAAATACATCCATTAGTTCTTGGTTATGAAGTTCAACAATTAATCTTTGCCATAACTTTAATGTAGCTTCAGCATCACGTTCAGCATACTCACCTACATACATAGCAGGAAGTTTATACATTTCTGATTTAGGATTTACTGAATAACTTTTTGCTGCTTCATTTAATAATGTTTCATTCTTACCTATGCCTACATAAAATTTAGCCAACGTGTTTAATGCATAAGATAATCTATTCTCATCTATTAAAGACGCTGCAATCATAGTGTCAACAATCTTACCTCTAATTTTTATACCAGCCTGTCTTAACCAACAGACATCATACATAGCATTGTGAAATATAAAGGTAGTTTTCTCTTGATTTACTAGATCTTGGACCCACTCTAAAACGAGCTTTTTATCCATATTTCCACCACCCTCATGACCTATCGGATAATAGCCTGACCAGCCCTCTACGGCCACCGCAACGCCAGCAATGTGCCCTCTTCCTATGACATTACCTGACCCTAACGTAGTTAATTCAGGATCATAAGTTTCTAAATCAATAGCTACTTCTTTGGCTCCTGATAAATCTTTTAGTTCGTGCGGTGCAACCCATTCTGTTTCGGGTGCAAATAGTGGGATCTGTGTTCTTCTCATTCGTAGTCTCTCTCCTTTACCATCTCAAGATAGTGTATTGCTTTATCTATATCTTGTATGCCACCCTTCTCTGAGTGTCTACATATGTACTTTATAGCGTTGCCCTCCGCAAAAAGCAACTTGTTTTCGTTAATAAATTCAGCAGGTTGAATCTTCATATTGCGGTAGTGTTTCCCGCCTACCTGCTTATCTAGTGAATCATATACTGCTTTTTTAAATATTTCTTTATTGGTCATATTATATAAGCTCGATCAAAGTTTTTTGGATCTAACACATGCAATTCACGCTTCGCTCTCGTCGCTCCGGTATAAAATAATCTATGTAATTCATCCGGGTCATGACTAAAAGTTTCAATCGCTGCACCTGTTAAGTCTTGCATAAGCAAAACGTTGTCGGCTTCTCCTCCTTTCGCTGCGTGTATAGTTGACATTTTTATACGAGGATTTTTATTTAGTGTTTCTCCATTCGCCCTCATGTTACGAATGTAAGTTTCTGTCATTGGATCTAAACCATTAAATGATTCAAACCAAACGTTAGAAGTTAGTAACCCGTGTTGATCTTGACATTCTTTTAGTGTATACTTCGCATCCGAATGAAGAGTTTTACCCTTCTGGAATCCAACTAAAACATTGTCACCTAAGTATTCATAAATGTTTTTAATTTCTAGATGATTTAATAATTCACCTTTACGCCAATGCTCCCAATTATTTAATGCTAACAATAATTTTAATGGTACAGAATTTATTCCTTTACATTGGTAGTACCATCCTTGAATTTCACACAAATCTTTGGCATCTTCTAAAAAATAATTTGCAGAAGATAGTACTAACCAGTTACCTGAACTCATATCTACTTGTGTTATATCAGAATATCTTCTTAATAATCCTTGTTCTTCTCTAGGTTTATATTCTTTTGGAAATCTATTTTGTACTTTGTTAATTATTTTTTGTGATAGTTCATGTATAGGACCACCTGGTATTCTATATGATTGATCTAATGTTTGTATGTCATCAACTTCTTCTTTAAGTGCTATGAAGTGATCTACATCTGCACCGGCCCATTTAAATATAGCCTGATCATCATCACCAGCTATGTAAGTTTTATGTGCTCTCTTCCAAATTTTTCTTACCATTTCCCATTGCAATAAAGATAAGTCTTGTGCTTCATCTATAAATAATACTTCAAACGTAGATAAAGTTTCTTTTGTTAAAAAGTCTTCTATCAAATCGTTAAAGTCTTTTAGATTCTTTTCTTTCTTAAATCTTTTTAATTCTTCTGCTAATAAAAATAATGTGTTTCTTTCTATGTCTAGTATATTTTTTCTAGAGTCATAGTATTCTAATAAGTCCATTCGTTTTACAGCTGCTGTATTTATTATTGTAAGGTATTCATTATCAGAATTAAATGTACCATCATCATTAGAAAATTTTGCTGTCTTAATAGGTATGCCACATTTCTGTCCAAATTCTTTATAGTCTTCTGTCTTCATCATTTTTTCTTTAGTCATACCCAATTGATTAAAAGCGTATGAGTGTAACGTTCTGAAAAAAGGTAGATCATTATCTTTATCTAAACCAAATTTATCTGCAGCTCTGTCTGCTGCTTCCGTTGCTGCTTTTTTTGTAAAAGAAAAATAACCTATTTGTCTAGGTCTTATCCCATCTTTGAGAAATTCGTCCACTAAGTTTAACAATGTTGTTGTCTTTCCCGTTCCTGGTGGACCTAGTATTATTGTCTTCATATTTCTTCAGTTTCCTCTCCGCTATTTGTAGCTGTATTTGTGTTAGTTCTAGTTCTTCTGTTAGTTCTTGTATTATTAATCTAAATCTTAAATGCCAATTTTTACCTACGTCTTTGTCATACTTCATTAAAAATCCTCTTGTTGGTAGGCAATTTTAGAAACTGTTGCTTCTAATTTTTTCATAGTTTTAATTTTAATTACTCTTGGTTGTTGTGATTTAACTCTTAACCTTGTTTCTTCTACAAAAATATCATCTAATCTTTTAATTAAATTACCTGTCTTAATTTTATCCATGTCCCAGTTATTCTTTTTTAAGAATGAA